GCTGGATAGACGCAGCAGATACTGTAATAGTGCCAACGTAAGAGCGGATTTCTTCCATCCATTGTTCACTGATGGAGAACGAATTGATGATGCCCGTAAAGAACTGATACAGGCCGCCAGTCCCCCCGGATGTAAGCAAAACATTATCGGTATCAAAGAAGCCGTGCCACATTTCGACTTTTGCGCCTTTGACGTTATTTCCCAACACCCAACCTAGCATGGCAGTATCAATACCAGTGAGTGTGATGGTTGTCTCGTTGGATGTTGATTTAATATCGCGTTGCGCATCTCCGACCTTGATGAGCGTTCCGACTGCGCTGAATGGTTGCGAATCCACCGCCGTGATTGTCATGTCTGCTGGTGCAGTCGTAAATCGATATGTAGCAGTTGGCATTGTTATGCGAATGAAATCCGCATAGCGCATACTGTTTGTGGCATCAGAAGATACCCAAGGAATAACAGCGGAAGAAGCATTTGTCCACGATGAGATAGACCCGTACAGGTCATCCCAGTCGGTAGTGGATTGGCTAAAAATTATGTTATTCATTTTTAATTGGCCATCATCGTGACCCAGTTTGTGCCATCCGATTGAAGCATCGCAAATTTACCGGCAGTGGCCGCAAGAATTGCAGTGCCCGCAGTTGTAGAGCCTAGTGGCACGACGTTAGCGGAAGCCGAAATAACCGCAGTTGCCGTCACATTCTTAACCATCAAAATACGACCTGTAAACGAGGCCGCTGCGGGCAGAGTTACGGTAGGAGCCGTGGTGGTAAAAATCAGGGAGTAGTCTGTCGATGAAACCGTATATGTGGCAGCGTTAACAGTGACTGGTGGCTGCGCAGCAAAAGCATTCACTTCTGTCCATTCGCTGTTAACCGTGGTTTTGCCAGTTGCTCCAGCAACGGCGGAACCAATGTTGATGTTTGTGATAGAAGTAGAAACACCAGCAGTACCAATGTTGATTGTCTTAGTAGTGGCAGCAGTAGTTGCGCCTGAACCAAGGTTATAAGTTGATGCGGCAGTAGATGAGCCAACAGTAACCGAGGCGGCGGAAAAGGTTGTCGTACCAGCAAAGGTTTGCGTCAGCGCACCTAGTGTGGCTAATGCGCCACTAATGTTGGGCAATGTAAATTGCCGAGTCGTAGCAGTTGTGATACCGCTAATTACAAATTCAGCAACTTTTGAATTGTCCGTAGGGTCTTCTAAGCGGAATGTGTAGTTAACAGCCATGTAACCACTAGCCAATTGAAATGCGGCATCATAGTAGGCAAAGTTGGCATCCAGATTTGCCAGAGGAATAGGGCTGGCCGCCGAAGCGAAGCTATTAGGTACTGACATCGTGTTTCCTTATAAGACGTTTTCGAGAGCTTTGAATGTTCCAGACCATCTGATGAACGAATCATTAGTAATCGGCACAAATGTATATGTTGGATAGTCTCGCAACACAACAGGGAAAGTAATACCAGTGTACAAATTTCCACCCATACTTTGTGTTGTTCCATATTGACCAATGACGGCATTAACCACACTCGTCAAGGCAACAAGCAAACTACGATGGACAGGAATGCTTACAGTAGAGCCTATACCGCGTTGTACATCAGCCGTAGCGATATACGTGTAACGTCCAACTTGACAAAAATCACCAGCTTTAACGATGTATGCAGCAGAAGATATTGCAGGCAATGAGCCAAGCACCAGCGTTTTATTTGCACTAGCCACCTGCCACTGACAAGCTGAAATCTGAGCGCTGGTCATGTCGCCTTGATAGGCGATGTAGTTGAGCCATCCGGTCGAACCGAAGTTAAGGTACTGTTCAAGAGCTTTATCGGGGATTCGCAGAGCGTTCAAGATGCCACGGCTCTTGCTGTAGAGCAAATAGTCGTTGGGTTTTAAATCGAACTCGAACGGAACCACCGTTAACACCTCTGAGGTGTACAGTTTTTGGTTGCGGCTTAACGTCTGGCCAACAAAACGATGGTCGTTAATTCCAACTGACTCAGCAATGGAAAGAATGGTTTGCAAGCTCATGTTATCGACTCACTGGTAATGCTCGCTGAGCGCTTTGGTTTGCAGCCCATACAGCTTGTTTATTCTTGCTCAAGAATTGAATGCTAGATTGAGTATCAATTGCACTCATGTTGGCAATGTATGGCCCGTTATAGTTCACCGTCTGACCTCCGCCGCCAAGCATTTGGTTGAAAACTCCATTTGGAATGATCGTTCCAGCAGAGTTAGGAATGAACAATTCAGGGCCACGCTCTCCAACAATAGAAGGAACTCCAACTGGAGGGCTTCCTCCATCAGCAAAACCAGCCAAAGACGATGTATAGCCACCAACATCCACACCTTTGGCTGCATTGCTTTGCCAGCCGCCTCCAAAGAAATTGAACCCCTTGAACATAGCCATCATCTGAGCCTTCATCGCAATAGAAATGAGGTCTTGGATGATGCTGCGGGTTAAATCCTTAAATGACAATTTGCCATTCTTGACAAAGTTATCAATGGCATTTCCCATATTGTTAAACACAGATTGATTCATGTCTTGCAGCTTTTTCAAATCTGCCGCTTGGTCAATGACAGCCTCACGAGATTTCTGAATTTGCCTTAATCGTTCAACTTCAGCATCACGACCAGCAGGGTCAGCTTCTAGCTTCTTATTTCGCATGATTTCAGCAATTTCTTGCTCTGTTTTTAAACGAGACAATGCAATTTGCAGCTCAGAATCGGAAGCCAAAAGGTTCTGCTTATAAACATCGAGGCGTTCTTTTTCTTTGTCGATTGAATCTTGCTCAGCAACAGCCTTTTTGCGATAGTTCTCTATTTCATCGCGAGAAATATCACGCTGTTCGCGAGCAAGTTTTGTTGTTTCATACAGCGCTTTCGCTTCTGCATTTTTTGTTAATTGACCAGCGAGTTGCGGATTGGCTGCAATCTTTTTTCGAAGCTCAATCTTGGCAAGCTCCGTTTCCATTTCTTTTTGAAGCTCAAGTTGTTTAATCTTATCTGCACCAGTCATCAACTTTTCATAACGAGCCTTGATTTTCAATTCTTCTGTTTGAGCAGAAAGATCAATCAATTGACTTGCATACTTCTTATCAAACTCAATCTTTGCTTCATTTTCAGCAGCAGAAACAGATTCGCCATAATCAGCAGCCATCTTTTGGCCACGCTGCAAAACAAGACCCTGATATTTTGCTCTTGCTCTTTCAACAGCAGCCTTTTCTTCGTCGGAAGCATTTACGTTTTCAGCTTTACGCAATGCAATGTCAAGAGAACTATAAGCAGCAGCAATTTGCTTATCCAAGTCTGTCTTACCAATATTCTTGAGGCTTTGCCAAAATCCGTTGACACCTTCTGTTACGGCATTCCACATCTTCTCAAGACTGCCAAGCTCTTGGCTTTGCTTGTTAAGACTTACGTTCAAAGCATCAGCGGTCGCTTTAATTGCATCTTGTTTTTTTCCTTGTTTCTCAAGAGCTTCAATGTGTTTATATTGCTCAAAAGTCAAGAAATGATATTGACTATTCAACCTTGCAGCGGAGGATGCACTTCCATCCAATGATGGAATCAAATTTTGAGCAACAGTCGCAGCAGATTCACCAGAAAGTTTTGATACCCTTGCGATTGCCTCCGAAACAGACGTAAATGTTTGAGTCGTGAATTTCCCAGAAGATACAACAGCCTGCATCGCTTCACGAGTATCGCCAAGAGAAGTGTGATACTTGGATGCAATGGTTTGAGATAAGGCCGTGAATTGACTTTCTGTCATGTTCAGATAGCCGCCAGTTAATTTCAATGAATTATTGAATTTCTTGGATTCTTCGCTTCCTTGATACATTGCATAACCAAGACCAAGGATAGAACCCCCAAAGGCAGTAACAGCAACACCAACAGGAGTGATCGAGGCGGCAAGACCTTTAAACATTGGGCCAAGACCACCAAATTGATCTTTCAATTGACCGCCCTGTTGCATCAGAACCATCAATGGATTTTGACCTCCTAACAAACTGGTAATCGTATCAGTTGTTTGATACATGATTGCCTGCTGCTGGAATGGCGTTAAGCCACCTTGAGCTTTGTTTGCTTTAGCCGCTGATGCCGCAACAGCATCGTATGCTTTAGCTTTCTCAAGCAGAGCTTTTTTAGTTGTCTCGGTAGCATACTTGAAACGGCCTGTATCGAATTGAAGTTGAAGCTCTTGCTCGCGGGTCAATACTTGACCATATCGCTTTGTAGCCATTTCCAAAGCCAAAATTTCTTTGGCGGCATCATTGGTATCGCGCTTAACATCATTTGAGAACTTCTTAAATTGTTTCTGAGCCGCCTCAAGCTCAGTCACCAATTCTCCAGAATCAAGACCTAGAACAACTCCAAGTCGCGCAATATTTTGGGATGCCATATCTTAAATCTTTCTCTTTGACAAACTTTTTACGTATTCAGGAATACGAACTGACAGCTCAGATTTTAATATGCCAATAGATTTGTCAACATTTCTTTCTAGTGATTTACGCAAGAAAGGATGAGCTGGAGTTCTGGAGTTGCCAAATTCTTGAGACAAAGACACGGCGCTTTTCTTTACAGAAACAACACCAATAATCGCATCAGACTCATTGACATAATGCGATGATTTATCTTTGGCTGTTGGCATTCTTACATTTACGCGAACTGTATCACGCAAGTGAATTGGGCCAATATTTTTTTCGTCATAAGGCGCTTCGGATTGAACGTCCCTATAAACAGGCTCAAGAGCTGCCTCAACCGATTTCGTCATTACTCTACGAAATCGATTGAACTCTGAATTGGAACGAATGTCTCTGGACAGTGCAACTAATTGCTCATTTAAAGACTCGAATCCTTCGGTTTTAAAGATTAGCGCCATTTGCAACTCTTTCACGGAAAGATTCAGGAGCATTCGGAGCCATAGCCATCATTGACAATAGACTTCGATTCGTTTGAGCTTTTTGCTCCTCATCACTCAGAGGGGGGATGATGTATTCATGCGCCGAGGGAAGGACATCTTTAATCGTGAAGGCTTTTACGCCTTGCTTTAGTTTGGAGTTCAGGTTCCCCGTAGTCAGCGTACTAAGGGCAAGCAAAATGCCCTTGTTCCCGATTGCTCCGTCACTAAACATGATTTCGATATTTCGCATCTCATCGGCCGGTATGTTGTCGGGACAACCACCATGCGCCCAAACGTATGCTCGGGCTTGCTGACGGTTATCCCTTACGAGTTTTTTCGAGAATCCTTGTACCCGGGCTGGATGGCTTCGCTGATTCGCTCCACGATTTCCATCTGAACCGAGAGAGGCCATTCCGCCTCAATCTCAGGATATGTGATGTCGTCAAGCGAACCATTGACCGGAACCAACAAACGGATGTATTCGACCACTCGCTGTTCCATCATTAGAACAGCATTTGCTAATTCACGGGTTGATTTTCCGTCAATAATCACATCATCTTCTGTGATTTCAATGCCATCGATAGGAGACTGACGAATCTCTTTTGTCATCTCCTCGAACTTAGCTTGGAGCTTCTCTTTGTCGATTTGAGTGATGCGCTCTTGGAGCGCTGTGGCTTCCGCAGTCAAGGGGACGCGCACATTGAATTGATAGCCACCAATCGTGAATGACTTGGTGCGAATCTGGTTTAGGGCGGAATCGTACTTCTCGCCAAATGCTGACGCAAACTTGCTCATATATTTTCCTTATCGTGTTTTGATGATGTTGTGATAGATAACCTCATTCAGCTCAATCGCGTATTCCACGACTTGCTTAGGAGTTAACTTATCTGCGTGATTCTCTGCGATTTTATGCGCCAAAGAGACAGCCGTAATACGTTGTTGGGTAAACCCAAACCAGTCCTTACGGTCTGCCGCTTGCTCCGCCAAGAATCCAAGAATGTCGCTTGTATTTTTGCGACCTTCTAATTTTTCACTCAAAAAACCAAGGAGGTCATTCGTGTTTTTTATTGTTTTGTCTTCGGACATTTCTTATTTCTCGGTTACCTTGACAGATGGTGTGTAAGGGTTGTATTTTGACAGAGCGACCAAGGCCACATATTCCGATGTGTCCTTGTCTTCGCAAGCTGCCAACGCTTCCGCCACTTCCTTTGGGCTTACAGGCAAAGCCCGAGCAACCAAATCGAGTGACTGGAAAGTGGAGGCCAATGTCTCCACTGCCGTTTGCAATTGTTCGCTCATCATGTATTTGACCAGCCGTACTGGTTACCACGAGGATGAACGGTAAATGTGCATTTAGCTTCCGCGCCGGGGTGGGCATCAATCTGGAATTGGCTCACGCGACCGTTGAAGGCGTATGCAACGGTGTTCGTGCCGTCATAAGCAGCAACCACGAATGTGCGGTCAATTGTGCCGTTCTGTGAGTCGCCGCGAATCAGCAAGAGGCCAGCATCAGATGGATTCCAAGCAGCAGTAATAGTCATGCTAGTTGGAGCCGATTGAGTTGGAATCTTGTCCGATTGACGAGAACCAGCAACAGCGAAAGAAGCCACTGCATCATCTTGACCGAAGGCTGGAACTGCCTCTACGTTCAATTGAGTGCCAGAAGCACCAGTACCGCCAGCAGATGTACCAACGATGGTCGCCACTTGAGCTGTCCACACAGACAGGTTGGCCACAGACAAAGGCGTTGGAGTTGCCGTTGTCTGCATCCACATTGATGCGCTAAAACCGGGTAAGACTTTTGATGGGAGTGCCATGATTTGTCCTTATGCGTTGTTAGACCAACCATACTGGTTACCACGAGGGTGAAAAGTAAAGGTGCATTTGGCTTCCGCGCCGGGTTGAGCGTCAATTTGGAATTGGCTCACGCGACCGTTGAAAGCGTAATAAATGATGTTCGAGCCATCAGTGGCAGAAATCACGAAAGTGCGGTCAACAGTACCGCTGTAGGCGTCACCGCGAATCAACAACAAAGTTGCATCGCTAGGATTCCAAGCAGCAGTGATAGTCATGCTAGTTGGAGCAGACTGAGTTGGTATTTTGTCCGACTGACGAGAACCTGCCACAGGGAATGATGCAACAGCATCATCTTGGCCGAAAGCTGGAATAGCCTCAACTGGCATCAAATTACCAGAAACAGCAATAGCAGCAGTGCTGGCAACCAAAGAAAGTTGGGCAGTTGTAAGTGGGGTTGGTGTAGTGCCGGGTTGTGCATACATTGCCGCACTAAAACCGGGTAAAACTTTGTTTGGTAAAGCCATTTTGATTCCTTAAAGGGGTTGAATGAATCTTGTCTTGTCAGGCAGGTATATCAATTGTGCAATCAAGGAAGATTTGAGCCATCTTCGTTGTATCGTCATAACTGTTATACAACCAAAAAACGTCAGCCTTTGAAATCCAAAAGCCTTCCGTTGGGCTACCGAATTGACCACTGTAACCATGAAGCGATTGTAAAACCTGATTGGAAATTGTGAAACCATCTTCAATCGAAGTTGTGAAAATTGATATTTGGAAGACAGGCCTATCAATGCCTTTGTTGTTTTGATTCTGCCCTGTATAGACAGGTTGATGAACATTGCGAAGCTGCCAAGTCAGAAACTTTGGCTGAGTTGCAAAATTACGGTTGAACGAAGCATACACAGGCACAGGCGTAACAATGTTCGCCAGTTGATACTGGATTGCCTTACCGTATAGAACTGGATTGAGCTGCGTTGTCATACTGAGGTCGATGGTTCATTACGATAGCACATCAGCAACACAGTCATGCGGTCATTTGCCTCTCGCACATCCGTGATACGCCAATCTTGACCACGCCAAGTGATTGAGAACAAGTTTTGAGCATCAACAATGCTTTTTATGTTCGGCGTGTAGTTCAGAGTGAACTGAGTCAAATCTTGATATATGCGGTACTTGTCGGAAATTCGCAAGCTGTTCGCTACATCCGTCACGCGCGCACGAGTATCAAACCATTTAGTCTGAATCGTCACGCCCTCGCCAAACTCACTCTCAGAGAAAGTAAGATTGTTGACTGCAATGTTCTCGAAACGTGCAATTGCCATTTACATCACCAATGGTTTGTATGGGCGCAACAGCACTTGAACACCCCAAGGGATATTGTGCTGAATTGAGCTGGTCGTATCACTACGATTGTTGTAGAGGTGAGTCAACAACAGCAAGCCAGCCTGTTTGATTACAGGGTAAGCAGCCAAGGGGCTTGCCGCTGTCGTGTACTCGCAAATCACAGGCGAGGTCATCGAACTATTCAGGTCTGTTGGAAGCGTCCTGACGACAACTTTATTTCCAGACGCATCATAGTAATACTGATCTGAGGCCAATGTATGAAGCACGGGAGGATTGTTGTCATCCCAATACCTCACGGCGTTCACAGTAACACCAGACAACAGAGGGTCTGTATTCTGGCTGACTTCTGGCAAATCCAAAGCCAATGGAGTTCCATACAGGCTTGCAGAGTTGTACCAAACGCGATATGAAGTGGCAAAAATCGACATACCCAAGAAGTCTTCGATTGCCATGCGAACAGCAAGCTCAAGACCCGATAGGTATGTGTTTTGACTTGTATCACCAAACAAATTCAATTGATTGGTGATTTCTTCCAAAGTCAGCCAAGCGGTAGCAATGTCACGACCGATTTGCTCTGTCTTTGCGTAATTGAACGGATTGCGCGTTGGCGCACCGTAATTCAAGTAGCCGAGTTGTGAATCAGCGGACATTATTTACCTCTTAGGCTGCACTCATGCGGACGCCAGCGAAAGGCGAGCGAACTGAGCTGACGATGCGCTTTTCAGCGTACATGGTGATATAGCCGGGAGCTGTTTGTTCAAACATCTGAACATTCATTTGCTCCGAATCACCGATGGTCAAGAAGTTAGACCAGTTGGCGAGATAGATTGGGAATGCAGCAGAGAGGAATGGGTTTGGAACCACAGGGAAACCGAAGATGCGACCAACAGCAGCACCATCAGAGTCGCCAACTTCCAAGAACAATGGCAGACCTTGTGTATCCTTCAATTCACGCAACATGAGAATCATGTCGGGGTGAATGTGCCATGCAGTTGTAGGCAATGCCCAATACTGCGCAGGCAGTGTCGAAGCCATGTCCACAATCTTGTTGTAGGTCACTGGATTGCCACCCAAAGAAATGGTGGCAATTGAATGACGACCGTTGGTGATGGCTGTGCCGGACGAACCGAAAGCACTAGCAGCAGCGGACACATAAGAGTCCAGACCGCGCAAGCCATTTGTCGCGCCAGTAGAGGTTGTTGTCGAGCCAGCTTGGTCATTGTTCAAGACCATCGACTGACCTTCCAACTGAGCGAATTCAAGCGCCAAGTCAGCAACAATCGAAGACTCAAGAGCGTTCACGTCCGACAGAACGGCTGTACGGATTGGCAATTGAGCAACCAAGACGCGAACTGGCAATTGCCAAATTGACGTGTTGACATCGGGCGAACCGCTGTCAGGAGTGAATGTGTAACCCCAAGGGTTAGTAGAGTTTGCAGCGTTACCAGTCTTGGCAACGAATTGAGCATCAGAACCAGCCACAGTGATTTGGCGAGAGCCTTGACGCAAAGGATTTGCTTGACGTAATGCAGCGAACGCATCGTCAAACACGACATTACCACCAACACCCGAACCAGAACCAGTGATTCCAGAGGCTTCTTTCAGGTCAATGGTAACTTTCGTACCTTCGTGGATGGCTTGCTTGATGCCGTTCAGGATTTTTTCGGTGATAGTCATAGTTATTCCAATGAGAGTTAAAAAGATGGGAGCCGAAGCCCCCATCCAAGGCAACTATCAGGTTGCAGTGCCAGTCGAACGGTAACGCACGATTGCGTTAGGGTCGCGCACAGAGGTAGCCAAACGCTTCTCACCGAAGAAGGTGATGTAGCCGGGAGCTGTCTGGTCGTAACGGCGCATAACCATGTTCAAACGGTCAACGATCGTGTGGCCGCGTGACCAGTCACCGAAGTACATTGGGTACAGGCTAGTTGTGCCAGCAGTGCCAGTTGTGGTTTGAGATGGAGTGTCCAAATACTTGTTCACAACCACGTCGAAGCCCAACAAGCGGCCAACAATACCGTTGGTTTCCAGAGGAGACATACGCTCGAACACAGGAGTACCATTGTCGTCTGTCAAGCCACGGATTTGAGCCAACAAAACAGGGCTGATGATGAACTTAGCGCTCTCAGTCCAGTATTGTTGTGGCAAGGCGTAGATGAAGTTCACCACGTCTTTGTAGGTGATGTTTGCAGCACCCACAGTGTTGCCGTTGGTGGTCAACTGGTCATAAGTAGCCAAGCTGTGCAAGCCGCTTGTGGAACCAGTGCCACTTGTACCGAAGGCTGCGACAGAAGTTGTGCCACCAGTGTAAGTTGCATTAGCACCAGCGTATTGGTTCAAACCGCGCAAGCCGTTAGAGCCGCCGTATGGCAAGCTGGTAGCGCCTTGGTCGTTGTTTTGAATCATTGACAGAGCTTCGGCTTGAGCGAACTCAGCCAACATATCGTCAACCACGTTCGCTTCCAAACCGTCGATGTCGTCGAGAGCGGCAGTACGGATTGGGAATTGCACGTTCAAGTCTTGCAAAACCAATTGCCAGATTGAAGTATTTTCAGTTGTAGCTGCGCCGTTGTTTTGGATTGCGTAGCCCCATGCAGCACCAGCGTTGCCAGTCTTCACGCGGAATTGATAGCTAGAGCCATCAGTAGCCACAGTGCGAGACACGCCGCGCATTGGGTTTGCCAAACGCAGAGCGACGAACACAGGGTCATAAGCGGTGCGACCACCTTGACCATTACCGCCGCCTGTCAAAGCAGATGCTTCGGCCATGTACGCTTCCATTTGAGACTCATCCGCAAACACTTGCAGTTGCTTCTCGAAGGAGTTTTTGCCTTCGGCGATAGCCTTGAGCTGTTCTTTCACAGAACGGTTCACATCAGCGCGAACTGACTTGGCTTTTTCTTTGTGGACGGCGGCAGCGGGGATGGCAGCAACTTTGGCTTCCAATGCGGCAACCATTTCGCTCATTTCGGCTTTAACAGCTTCAACGGCAGCGGGGATTTTGGCTTCAACAGCCTCGATGCTCTGAGCTTGTTTAGCTTCGATAGCATCTAACTTTTCGATGATTTCTTTTGACATGATTAACCTTTCAGGCGTTTGTCGAGGAGTTTTAGCAATTCGCGTTGCTCAAGAGCGGCGAGAATTGCTGCGTTGGTCGCTTCCGCACCAGAATCGCTCTGATTCGTCGCATCTTCAATAGGCTTTTGAGAAACATCACGCTGCTCAATCACTTTTTTGAACGTAGATGCGGCAGCGACCGCATCTTTCTTGGATAGACCGACTTCACGAAGGGCTTGCTCCAAAATCTTTAAATCGGCAGTGCCATCAGCTCGGAAGAACTCCAGCTTTTGCACTTCTGCCATTGGGTTGTTGGGGTACATCACAACAGACACTTCACGCAGACCACCTTTGGTGATTTGGAAGTATCCATCTTCGTATGGGTCATCAGAACCAACGGTCATTGGTGTGCCGTCTTCTTTTGTCCACTGATATTCTTCGGCGTAAGCACCGACAGACACGCCACCAAACATATTTGGCGACTCGCTCATCACTTGATACAGGTCGGAGCCTTGAGTGGTGTTGACATACAGGCGACCATTTGCAGTCATGCCTTTGTCGTCGAACTCGAATGATGTCCATTCACCAACAGGGATTGCGTCAGCATCATGGTTCACAAACATTGGGAGAGGACGACCAGACTTGCTGAAATCTTCCGCCCATTGCATGAATGCCTCTGGTTGGTAATTGAACTTGCGACCATCTGCGCCTTCGCGCGGCCCCCAAGTTGTAACGACGGCTTCAATTTTGCCCGTTGGCTCTGCGTCGTTTGCTTTTTCGAGTACCAGCTTGGCCTCGCACACCATCATCAAGTTTTGCATCGTGGATTACCTCATCGACTTTAGTTTGGTCAATGTCATGTATTATTTTTGGCGGCCTACCACGACGAGGTGGAGGCGGCACAGTTGGTCGATTAGCTACCAACGATGCTACCATAATCTTAAAAATCAACGACATTTATTTGCCGAGATTCATTTTTCTAGTTTGGCTTCCACCGCCGCCACCAGTATCTTGAGGGCTATTCCCTTTAATCGGCTCTGATTTCGTATCTTTCTTCAACTCATCACCGCCATCAAGTCTGGCTTTGCCCAAATATTCGCGAGCTTCGTTCGGAGTCAAGACTCCAGCATCAACGCCAGCTCTAGCCCATTCCATTTGGTCAAGAGGCGCACCCTTCAAAAAGTTCGATGTGTCGAAATGAATTGAGAGCGATGGGTAACCGTTGAACAATTGCTGCTTCAACTTGTCTTGCACGTTCACGATGGTTGGGTACATCGTTGACTTGTAGAACTCGTCGAGCAACGTCTGAGTGTTGTTGTACTTCTGGTCGGCAATACCAATCAATGCAGGAGGCACACCAAACAAACCGCAAATGCGCTTCATGGTTTGAATCTTCAACTCGGCAGCTTGCGCATCTTGCAGAGAAAGAATTTCAATCTTCTCGTACTTCATGCCTTGGTCGAGCAACATACCTTGGCCGGGCTTTGATTCGTCAGTGCGTTGACTGCCAACCATCGAAGACCAAGCCTCCTTTAAACGAGAGGCAATTTCTTTGTACTTTGCATCGGGAATCACTTGCTCGGTCATAAACATACCGCTTGGCTTTGCGCCATTGAGCATGATGAAGTTTGCGTAGATGTCAATGTCTTGGTCGAGCGTCACTAACTCAGCGGCCAAGATGCCTTTGTTAAAACCAGCAGAGCCTTGCCATGCAGCCTCTTTAACGTGCATCACTTGATGTGCCGCCAATGGCTCATCTTTACTGAAACCGTATGAGGGAGTGGACAGGCGGTATGAAGGGTAACGCGCGGGGTTGATAGTCACAGCAATCAGCGTCGAATCCAGCACATACATTTCCATTGGAGTCTGTGTTGGATTCTTTTGATCTTCGCGCCACCAAAGAGTAAACGCCTCGCCTGACAATTCGAGCCACATGAGCCACTGATACCAGAACTCATATTTCGATTGGAAATTGTTTGGGTTGTTCAGCAGCTTGGCAACTTGCTTGGCCTTGTTCTTGTCGCGAGCGCCAACAGATTTGTCTTTCACGGCGTCGAGATACGAACCATCCTCCTGCTCGGACATAACCTTGATTGGAAGCTGTGCCAACGCGCGAGCCTTTGCACCAACGCAAGCCATGACGGTGCTGTTGCGCGTCAACAGACTCATATCGACGGGACGACCCGCCTGATTGGTGCTGGATGTAGTTACATACAGGATTTGAGTGTTGACTGTGGGGCGAGTATTGCTGCCCGAGTAAATGACATTGTTACCGAGGGCCGTTTGACCAAAAAGCGTGTTGCTTTCGTCGGCAGAGTTCGATTTGCGTTTGAAAATATCAAGAATAGCCATGTCAGCTCCTAGTTTCCGTGATGTTATCACTCAAAATAATCGTAGTCCATAGGAATCTGACACGAAAACATTGTCCAAATGACAGTGCAAAGCCATAATCATCGCAATAATGCCGTCCACCTTGGCGGATGGGTCAGCCTCATTTTTTCTCACTTTTACGTTGCCGTTTACGTCTGTATAGACCTCGCAGTTGCCCAATTGCCATCCAACGAACGGATTTCCGTCATGCTTGATGGCTCGCTTGAGAATCAACTGTTCCGCTGTTTTCGACGGGTTGGATAGCACTGCCATACCTTGTCCAACCTTCTTGACTGGAAGGCCATAGGAAAACAAGTTGGCAACAAGAGCAGCAGCGTTGTAAGGGTCATAGCCAATTTCTTTGACTTCATATTTTTCCGCCTCCTGACGAATATAGGACTCGATTTCGTTTAAGTCGGTTACGTTGCCCGGCGTCAAATGAAGGATTCCAGATGCCACGGCCTGACTGAAAATTGACTTGTAGTGGTTCGGAATCAGCTCAATCGATTCCTCGGGCAAGAAGAATTTGAACTTGGCATACAGGTCTTCCTCGGCATATCGGTGAAGCGTTACCACAGCGTTCAAATCTCGGCTATGCGCCAAGTCAAATCCAATGAATGTTGCCTCTGGTTTGTCAACAGGCATCTCGGTTACGGACTCATCCCAGAATCTGCGGTCAACCCATGCGGCATTCGAGCTGACATAAATATTGAGCTGCTTACAAAGGAATTCATTGAGGGATGCAGGCTTGCTCTTGGCTTCGTCGGCCATGTGCTGAATAGCCTCGGTCGTCACGGACACGCCAAGCATAGGGTTGGCTTTACCCCATACGGCAGGGTCAGACCATTCATCGCCCGGGTCAACGGAGTACAGCAAGCCAAACCAACGGAACGAGTCCTCCGCAGCCCCGCGCAGCACCGCGCGAAAGTGGTTCAAGTCCTCAAAGAACTTTGTCTCTTTGGTGAAGCTGGCTGTCGTCAGATACATCCGCAAAGGATTCTTCCGCGCGGCCATGCCCGAGTGCAACACTTCGATTGAGCCGCGCTCGGTAATCTGAGCCGCCTCGTCAATCATGGCGCAGGATGGGTTTTTACCGTCACCCGTCTTACGGTTCTCACGGGACAGAGCGCGGTAGGTCGATGTTGAGTCGCCGGCCTTTTTTAGCTCACCTCGGAATGGAATGAATCTGCTTTGCAGCTCGGGAACCATACTTTCCATAATGGCCTTCGACGAATCGAAGCAAATGGACGCCTGTTCACGGTTAGTCGCCAAGGTGAATACCTCGGGGCCAGCCTCGCCAAAAAGCAACTCATACAAAGCAATGATGGACGCCAACGTAGTCTTCCCTGACTTGCGCGGCACGAACAAAATAACGTCCGTTACCCATCGTTTACTATGGTCTTTCTTGTCACGGAACCCATAGACGGCGGCTAGGAATAGAACCTGAAAACCCTCAAGCTCAATTGACTTTCCAGCATCCGGCCCTTTGACATGGCGGCAAAACTTGGCGAACTTGAGTACGTGTTCGGCCTTCGCAGGGACGAACTCATACGGCGCATCTTTGCGCTCAACCATATCAAGGAATCGCTGACAGGCAATCCTGACATCTTCACACGCAAGCTGGTCGCCGCGAACTACGGCAGTGGCGTACTTGAACGCAGGCTCAAGCAGTGTTGAATAACTCATCTATCTCTGTCGGTACGTTGGTCTTCTTGGGTCTGCCACGGGCAACCAATCCAAGCTCTGCAAGGATTTTGATGGCCTTGTCCAAGGATTCAACTCTTATCTTGTAATAGGGCGAAGTGGCAGGGCCGGAATTGTAATGTTCGATGTGGCCTTGCGCCTTGATTGTCCTCTCGGCAGTAATCAAACTATCCATCGTCATCACCAGCATCCCCAAAAGGGTTTCATCGCTGGCGGTCAAGGCTCCAGTGGACGCCTCGACTTCACTTCTGATTTTTGTCTCGAACATCTTTGCATCCCAATCGTCAGGATTGAGGATGTAGTGAATGATGTTCTTCGGTGCTTTTTTGAGCGGCGTCTTTTTCATTGGGAATTTCCCCGTTTAGCTTGCTTAACAGTATACCTTACTCCCCCCTCTGACTTACCATCCCTACGAAATTGACCCCGCGCCTGCTCCCGTGGCGATTGTGTATGTTTTAGTTTCTAATGCGGCGATTTTGGGCGCGTTTCGCGCGTTTGCGTGTGTTAATTGTGTGCCTAAGTATTATTTTTACGTCTTGGGCTTTGCGTTTGGCGCATCATTACACACAAAAAAGTATCGAATCAAAATGCGGGCGCGGTTAATTCTGCCCTAATTGAGACAATTAGTATTAAATAGAAGGGGGAATTGTGCGGGCGCGGCGGGCGCGGCGGTGGCGGCAGCGGTTATGCGGTTAGGTTTGCGCGGTTAATCGCGCCCAGTCTGCCTTGGTGTATTCAATCGGGCCGGTGTCGGTGTAATGAATGAACACCCCACGCCCTTCGGCGTGCGTCTTGGTGGAATGATGCGGGGCGCACAATGATTGAAACAAATTCCGCCGAAATGCTTGGGGGCCGATAGTGCGCCACGGGATAACGTGGTCAACATGGGCGGCAGGCACAATGCGCCCGTCTACCATGCACCCTTGGCACAATGGGTGCGCGGATAGTTGGTGCGCCCTTATTTCTGCCCATGCTGCGGTTTTGTATGGCGCGTTATTTTCTCGCCTTTGTGCGGTTTGTTTGGGTTTGCCCCCATGTGCTTCGCAAAATGCGGAACCCGCCACCCGTTCACCTTGGCAGCGTAGTGACTCGCATTTTGTGGGTTTTGGTAACGTAGCCATTTGCACAGTTTATCCACATTTTTTTGCCTTTTTTGGTTTGCCCCGTTTAGGTGCCTAAACTGTTGACCTAGTTCAACTATGGTGCATTGTGCGCATTTTTGGTGCGTTAACACTTTTACTCTAGTATACTTTTCTAAACCTTAGGGTTTCAATTTGCCCCCAAAATTACTTGGCACACTTCGTGCACCTATAAATTGACCGCGCAATGGTGTGCGGCCTAAAAAAAGGGGTTATCCACAATGAAGCAATACGAATTTGAAATGGTCAACAAACGCACCGGCAGGATTGAACACAAACGCGCCACGGCTGCCAATGCTGAAATTGCACGCGCACAAATTGTGGTGAAGTATGCGCCGCAATTTATTGTGGCTGGTTTGTTTTGTGACGTGAACCCGCCGCATCACATATTGGGTGAGATTGACTGTGCAGACTTTCCTGCCGCTGATTTTTCTTGGCTAATGCGCGAAGCCGCAAAAGCGGAAGGGGTGACGCAATGAAAAAAACCGCACTTGATCTATTGACCGCAGCCGCGATAACGTGCGCACTTACTGTGTGCGCCTTGGCATATTTTGACGTATTGACAAAATAAGGGGGCAACATGGAAAAGTTATCTATGCGGGCAAAGTTTAACGGCCTACACAATCAAAACGGGCGCAACTATAGCGGCGAGAAGGAAACCACGCTCCGCATGATCGTCGTGGGCAAGCGCGGCAAAGAGCTTGCGCCCATTGTAGAGGCGCGTTTTTACATGGGGCGAAGCCGTACCGCTTCAACTGTCTATTGCTCTTTGTGGGTGCATGGTGACGAATATTGCGCGGGGCATGGTACGGCGGGCGGGTATGGCTATCACAAAGAAAGCGCCGCATTGCAAAGCGCCATATCTAGCGCGGGCGTTTCTCTTTTTGGCTCTAACTACTCATACACCGGCCACGGCGAAAAGCCAGATTTTAAGAAAGCCGCGCGAATCGGCGGCTGTGGCCATGGGAGCATGGAAACCGCGCTTAAAGCCATTGCAAGGGCGGCGGGCGCAAAAGGCCAATTGTTGATTGTTTAAGGGGGAAACATGGATAAATTTAGGACAAAGGCGGGGCGGCTTACGCCTTACGCTTTCGCGTGCGGCTATATTGAAACAAAAGAGGCGGGCGGCGTTACGCTTTCGCTTTTTGTTGATGGATGCACCCATGTGCAAGCGCGAAGCGACGAAAAAGGGCGTTTTCTTTGGGAATGCTTTGACACTATCACGCAAGGGCGGCGCTTTTTTGACGCGCAAGCGCGGCAACTAAAGCAAGGGGCGCAAGCATGAAAACAATAGAAGCCATTTTGTGCTGCGACGGCTCTATCTTTACAAACGAAGCCAAAGCCAAAGCCCACGAAGAAGACTTATTGGGGCAAGAAATCGACGGATTATTGCGGCTTTTTTGCCT